CGCATGGCGGTGTACGACCTCGATGAGAGGAGTGCGCGCGCCACCGGGTATGCGGTGCGTCACGGTATGGTGGTAAACATCATCCGTGCCATCAAACACTCGGCGGTGGTGGAGTTCTTCCAGCCCTTTATGGGCATCCAGGAAGTGTTGCCACTCACCGGGCGGCGCGGTTGACGGTTTGTTGCACTACCCTCGCAGGGTGTTTGCCGCGGAGTTACGCAAGGGGAGCTGAGTGAGCGCGCTGAGATCCTTGCGAACCCCGTGGTGGCTTGCGAGCACAAGACAGTGGTCCGGCAGTTGGTCCCAATACCAACCTTCCCAGGGGCCTACAGGTGCGATTATCACTATGCGTGCGCGGCTAATGAGCGCGACGCATTGTTGAATAGGCACCTGCCCCGGACCAATTTCGACTCCGTGGCGGCTCGACCAATGTACAGGGCAGTGGGCGCGTATTTTAGGAAACGCTGCCCCGTCCGGTATATCGAGCCCTGGACTCGTGAGCGACTACTCGCAGACGTACCAGCGTCGCGAAGGAAAGTCGTGCGGGAATCCCAAGAATACGTGCGGCAGCACGGTCTTGGGCAGAAGGATTTTCGCGTCTCAGCCTTCCCGAAGAAGGAGAAGGCAGTGGGACCCTTGGTGGAGGAGGCTTTGGCGACGAACGTGTCGCCGCTCCAGGAGAAGACGGACAGAGAAATCCAGTTCCGTCGACCGCCAGCGACCTATGAGTTGGCGCGTGGGCTCCGCCCGCTAGAGCATTCTTTGTTTGCTCGGCGGGACGGGGTTCGTGTGCCCTCTGAGGATCGGTGGTTCGCCAAGGGAATGAACTCCTGGCAGATTGCGGGGAATCTCCGCAAGAAGTGGGATAAGTTCGCCCATCCGGTTGCGTTGTTGTTGGACCATTCCAAGTTCGACGCTCACCTCAACTGGGAGATGCGCGAGGAGATCGAGTGGAGCTATTACCGGGCCTGCTTGCGCAGTCCGAAAATGGCTTATCTACTCAAACAACAGGGGGTAAATTATGCCACAGCGTCATGCGGCATAAAATACAAGGTGCGTGGGACGATGATGTCGGGTGAGTACAATACGTCACTCGGCGATTGCATCGTGAACCTCGCCTGCTTGTTGTACTGGATTCACGTTGTGTGCGGTGTGGAAGACGCCGAAGTGCTCGTGAATGGGGACGACAGCGTTGTCATACTCGACAGGAGCCGCTTACACCAAGTGGACGTATCCTGGTTCGAGACGTTCGGCATGAAAACGAAATGCGAGCGGGCTGACAATTTTGGATCTGTCGATTTTTGCCAGTGCAAGCCGGTTGAGGTGCGCCCCAACGTTTGGAGGATGGTGAGGGAGCCAGCTCGCGTTATCAGCAGATGTTCGTATACGGACAAGTGCATGGTCGGACGCGGGAAGTTGAAGCTCCTGGG